AACTTTTTGACACTAGTTCGCCATCTATCAATCCTTTGGCTATTCCGCCATCGTCGTCGTATATGCTCATTATGATCTTCTGCACCACACCTAGTTTTTTGACCTTGACCGGGGGTGATAACCATATGGGCATTGAAAATCTCATTGATGCAACATCTATCTCAGAGTCTGCCCCAACCGGGATAGTTCTGCTACTGAAAGTTATGTTCTGCAATTCAACATAACTCAAACTGGTCCAGTCGATATAGTTGTCAGTCTTCTGTATCTCGAAGTCAGGATTGAACAAGTATAATATCTGTTCCATTATCTGTAATTTTTGATCTGTGTTTGATGAGAAAATATCTGCTGTGACTTCTAATCTGAAAGGCGAAGGCATAACTTTCTCAACTGTGTAACCTGCACCCAATTCGTTAGTGTAGTTTCCGTCCGCATCTATGCCTCTCTCTCGTAAATGCTGTTTCTCTATGTGATAAGGATTCTGCATCCTTTCCCTATCGTAATTCAATTCCCTCACATAACACGCAATTTTAGGGGCATAGTTCAATGCATTTTCACTGTTGTTCCTTATGATGTTTGCTACCTGTCTTGTTGGGTCTCCGTATACAACAGGCACTGCCCTTAAACTTATAGAATTATCTTTACCCCTTCCTGTCTCCACAGAAAAATTACTCAAAATCCTAATGAATTGAGTTAAAAATTTCCTAACCTGTCCTTCGTAAAAGTGTAACATTCTTAATTGTCAGCCTTTGGTTTAAGAGCATCTGTCAATGACTGTCTTTGTGTAACTGTCAAACCATTTATTGTTGATTCTGTTGCATTGTTGACGAAACTTGTTTTGTAGTTTCCTCTGGAATCATTGTTAGTTGTAGTTATTCTAACACTATCCTCAATTTTAATCCATCTGGCTCCGTCATATCTAAACAACCTATTGGGTAAGAAATCTGTTCTCAAGAAGTAGTCACCTTTATCTACGCCTGTTGTCGGAAAAGATATTCCAAATCCTGCAGGATTTCCGTTAGGTGCAACTCCGTCGCCATCTAGATAGAATCCGTAGTGTGAACTCGCTGGTGTGTCTATTGTGGCATTAACGGTGTTACTGCTACTTGCCCTTTGAGACTCTGTGTTAACGTTCTCAGTACGTATGTTTCCTCTTTCATCTATTGGTGCAACATAATATTGTTTGTAATTGAAACCTGCCTTTGGAGCATCTGATTCTGCTTGTGCAACAACTTGATCGTTAATAGTTTTCTCTCTGTTGTACGTACTCATGTAACTTGCAATAGATCCTTCTGTAGTTGCATCACCAATTACATCTCTGAATTCTTGTGAATCGACTAAAGTTTTCATTTTTAGTCTTAACAGGTGTGGCCACCAAGTCTGCGAGAATCCTTCCGCGGCCCTGTTGACATCCTCAACCACATAGTATCTCTTCAGTGCAATTGGCACACTCTCGTCTAATGAATAATCTTCCTTCATGTGCGGAAATTCTATCACATCGCCCGACATAGGTTTCCTGCCAAGTCTCTCAACAATATCGTTTAGATGAACAGTTAAAAATAATGTGTCATTGGATAAGAACATACCAAACTGTGATAAATTAAAGTCCTGATCTTGTACATTGTATATTCCCCTAACAGTGTATATGTCGCCTGCATATTTCCTGTCTCTGTTCTCTAAAAATAACAAATCTTGTATGGTAGTTTCGTTTAGATCGCTTCCTGTTACTCTGGGTTGACTCGGTGAAGCCTCTCCGTCCTTGTTGGTGTCTCCCTGATCGTAGGGTCCTAGATACTTGTGTAGGTGTAGGTCCGTGCCGCCAACCTGAAACATCTCTCTGATGTTGCGATCAAAGAACTTGTAGTCATTGCCCTTTTCAGGCTTAAAAATGGATAATCTTGGCATATCATACATATTTATTGCACAGGCAATGACTATAAATATGAGTATGTCAGAACTACAAACAGGACAACAGGAAATTTTCGATTACGTTAAGAACAATCTCGGTGACGGTATGATTGACGTGGAATTAGACCCAAAACACTATCAAACGGCACTGGAAAGAGCAGTAAACAAATTCAGACAGCGATCATCAAATGCTGTTGAAGAATCGTATGCATTCCTAGAACTGAAGAAAAATCAAAACAGTTACATCCTGCCAGATGAAATTATAAACGTTAGGAATCTAAACAGGAGAACAGTTGGTTCACGAACCGAAGGTGGCGAAGGGGGAACTTTGTTCGAACCATTCAACCTTGCATACACAAACACATATCTTTTGAGAGCAGGTGCAACAGGTGGATTAGCAACTTACTATGCATTCGCTTCATATCAGGAAATGATTGGAAAAATGTTTGGAAGTTTTATACAATTCCATTTTGATGTTGCAACTAAAAAATTAACTATCACTCAAAGACCTAGGGCAGATGACGAGACCGTGCTTATGCACACCGACAACTTCAGGCCAGACATAACTTTGTTTAAAGACATATATTCAAAACCATGGATCAGAGATTACACACTTGCTGTGTCTAAAATAATGCTAGGAGAAGCGAGAGGCAAGTTCAACACCATCGCAGGTCCACAAGGTGGCACAACACTGAACGGTGATGCATTGAAGAACGAAGGCCAGGCAGAGATCGAAAGACTGGAAGCAGACATAGGAAACTTCCAAGAAGGCGGAACGCCACACAGTTTTGTTATTGGTTAATCCTCACCAAACATCATTTAAATACCAAGCATGAAAGACTCTCATCACAAAAATTATTCTGACCTATCACTAGACGAACTGGAAACGTTAGTAGAGGATTTAGAAACAATGAGTATAAAAGCGTTGAAAGAACGCAAGAAAACTCTGAGAGCATCAATATTGAGGTCTGTAAGAAAAGCAATAAAAGAGATTGAAAAACGTCTAAAAAAATAGTATAATAAACCTATGTTAATAGGTATAGTAGGTTTAATAAGTTCTGGTAAAGGAACGGTTGCAGACAGACTTGTAGAGAAACACGGGTATAAGAAAGACAGTTTCGCAAAAAGTCTAAAAGATGCTGTGGCGTCCATGTTCAATTGGGACAGAGCTCTCCTAGAAGGGGACACAGAATCAAGCAGGCACTGGAGAGAACAGCCAGATAAATTCTGGAGTGAAAAATTTGGCAAGCCAACAACACCGAGATGGGTGTTGCAGTACTTTGGCACTGAAGTGATGCGTGGTCAGATGTATGACGGCATTTGGGTTGACAGTTGTATTGGCAGATACAAGGGACTAAACACAGTGATAGCGGACACAAGATTTCCCAACGAAGTGAAACAGATCAGAGAACATGGAGGCAAGATAATACTTGTGAAAAGAGGTCCTGATCCTGATTGGTTTATCAATTACGTGGAAGGTAACATAGCACCACAGGGCATACACAGTTCAGAATATGCATGGGCAAGGGAAGAGTTTGATTTCGTTATTGAGAACAACGGCACAAAAGAAGAACTATATGCTAATATAGACGCCCTAGTCGTCAGCGACAAGATCACCGACCCGCCAGCCAAGTCTACGAGTGCTACCCAGCCTTTGGCAATTGGCGCAAACAGTTTTTAGATTACTAACGCTAGTATTCCTCAGATTCCCATCAACGAACAGCACATCTAGTTGGGCCTTGGCCTGTGCTTTGAAACCACAAAGCTCACACTTGTTTTTCTTCTTGTATCCAGATCTTTGTAGTGCAGTCACACCTCCAACTCTCTTACCGGCTTTTTTCCTGATGCAGGTGTCACATCGGCTACGCCAGTACACCCTGCCATATCTCTTGTAGGCATAGGCCCTGGGTTTGGTCTTACACTCTATACACAAAGGTCTGTCATTGTACTGCATGTGTGTATTTACGTCGCCTATATAGGCACCTCAAAAACGGTAAATTTAGTCAACAAAACCGTATGATTGAATAAATAACTCTAGTATATACGTAACTTGCAAGGAGAATACGAAAAATGGCATTAACATCACCAGGAGTAGAAGTTTCAGTAATAAACGAGAGTTTCTACGTACCATCAGATGCGGGTACAACACCACTATTCATAGTAGCATCATCACAGGACAAGCAAAATGGAGCAGGAGACGGCACAGCAACAGGAACAACCACTGCCAACGCCAACACTGCTTTTTTGATCTCGTCTCAGAGAGAATTAACAGAGACTTTTGGAGATCCAAAATTCTACACAGACGCTTCAGGCAATAGCCTAAACGGTTATGAATTGAACGAATATGGCTTACAAGCGGCTTACTCATTTTTAGGAGTTGCCAACAGAGCTTTCGTACTAAGAGCGAATGTGGACACAGCAGAATTAGTTGGAAGTGCCACGGCACCGACAGCGGCACCAACAGATGGCACATACTGGTTTGACCTTGCATCAAGCAGTTACGGTCTATTTGAGTGGTCACAGACTAATCAAACATTCACATCAATTACTCCAACCCTTATCACTTCAACAAGTGACCTTGTAGGTGCGGTTTCAACTGGTGCACCAAAAACTTCAATTGGTGTAATTGGCAATTATGCAATCAACACAACACACGTTACAAACAAGATCTACAAGAAAACAGCAAGTAACACATGGGTGCATGTTGGTTCAACAGACTGGCACACATCTTTACCGGTAGTGACAGTTGCTTCAGGAACTACAGTTACGAATGGTAACAAGATCACAATGAACGGTGTTGAAATCACTTTTGGTGGTACGGCATTATCAGATGTTGCAACAGCAATTGGATCTAACGTAACAAACGTTACAGCAAGTGTAAACAGCACAACAGGTAACTTAGAAATCTTCCACAACGGTAAGTTTCTAGGTGACTCAACAGGTGGTGCTAACACTATCAGGTTTGAAGCAAATACAGGTACTGGTTTAGCAGACCTAGGAATTACAGCAGGCGTGAAAAACGGTGTGAAACTTTTACAAGAAAGCCACACTAACAGACCAACTTGGAAAACGGCAGACGAGAACAGACCCAACGGTTCAGTTTGGTTCAAGACTACATCAGCAAACTCAGGTGCGGCATTAGTTGCAAAACTTTATGCTACAGCAAGTGGAAGTTTCTCTCAAGTTGCTAGTCCACTTCATACTACCCACCACTCAGCGATCTTCAACTTAGATCCAGCAAACGGTGGAACTGCTTTGACTACAGGCACATTGTACGCACAGTACAATGTCACTGAAGAAAGCATGGGTGCCAATGATTTAGGTGGTGCAGACTCCACTGGAAATGTTGCAGACTTCCAATTCTTCAGATACGAGGGCGGTGCTACTACAATTACAAGTAACTCAACTACGGCCACATTCACTAGTGGTGAGAAATTCCAAATACAGGAATCAGTTAAAAATCAAGAAGCATTGAACAGTGCAGTCACAGTCACACTAGGTGGTACCGGTGTAGATGATTTTATAGCGGCAGTCAACGGTGCGGGATTAACAAACGTTTCAGCAAGTAAGACAACTGCTGGTGCGATCACCATGACACACAAACTGGGCGGTGAGTTCAGAATGTTTGACGGCGATGATCTAGGAACACCATTATTAGATGCAGGTTTCAGTGCAACGACGGCACACTCTTATGGAACATTCACAGCCAACAGCACAACTTTGATCGACAACTTGTATGACCTACCAACAGGTGATAGCCTTGACTCAAGTGCTAACACAGGTATCATGGCAAGTAACTGGAAGAGATTAAGTTACACTGCAAGTTTAAGTGCACCAACAAATGAGCCAGCAGACGGCACATTATGGTATCACACTGCAACCGACGAAGCAGACATCATGGCACACAATGGAACTACTTTCGTTGGATATGCCACAGCATACTCAACAACAGATCCAAATGGTCCACAGTTCAGTGCAACAGCACCGACTACCCAGTCAGATGGCACAGCACTTGTAACTAACGACTTATGGATTGACACTTCAGACTTAGAAAACTATCCAGTTCTTTACAAATACAACACAGCGGCAACTTTAAGTTCTACAAACACATCTAACCAAGTGGCAGTGACCACATCAGGTGCGGCGTGGGAACTTGTTGACAAAACAGACCAAACAACAGAAGACGGTATTGTTTTTGCAGATGCTAGATTACACACAGTGGCCGACAAGACAGATTCATTGTCAACAGGCGGCGCTGGAACTTCTAGTAGCATCAAAGATTTATTGAGCGATGGCTTCCTAGATCCAGATGCTCCAGATCCAGACTTATTCCCACAAGGTATAATGTTATGGAACACGAGAAGAAGTGGTTACAATGTTAAAGAGTACAAAAACAGTTACATCACAACTACGAAATATCCAGGAAGCGGGTCAACTGGTTTAGGTAACATCAGACAAAGTAATGAGTCAGTAGCGACTTATTTCCCAGACAGATGGTTGACTAAATCAAGCAACAACGCAGACGGCTCTGGATCTTTTGGTAGAAAAGCACAGAGAAAAGTGATCGTGGAACAACTTAAATCAGAGATCGACACTAACCAAGCAATCAGAGAAGACCAAAGAGGTTACAATGTGATTGCTACACCTGGTTACCCAGAGTTGATACAAAACATGATCAATCTAAACACAGACAGAAACAACACAGCATTTGTAGTTGGTGATACACCTTTAAGATTAGAAGGCACATCAACGTCAATACAAAACTGGGCTAACAACACAGCGTCAGCACTTGACAACGGTGAAGACGGACTTGTAAGTGCAAGTGACTTCTTGGGTGTGTTTTATCCATCTGGATTAACAACAGACAACACAGGCAAATCAATTGTTGTTCCACCATCACACATGATGTTGAGGACACTAGCAAACAACGATAACATCGCTTTCCCATGGTTCGCGCCATCAGGAACAAGAAGAGGTGTTGTTGACAATGCTACATCGGTTGGTTACATAGACACAGCAAGTGGAGAGTTTGAAACAATATCTGTTACCGAGTCAGTGAGAGATTCAATGCACGAGGTCAAAGTGAACCCAATCACTTTCTTCGCAGGTGCAGGAATTGTTAACTTCGGTAACTTGACTAAGACATCGGCAAGTTCTGCCTTGGACAGAATAAACGTTTCAAGATTGGCAGTGTATCTAAGAACACAATTGGATGCTATTGCTAAACCGTTCATCTTTGAACCAAATGATGAATTGACTAGAAACGAGATCAGTGGTGCAGTGGAATCATTCTTGTTAGAGCTTGTTGGACAGAGAGCATTGTTTGACTTCCTAGTAGTTTGTGACGAGACTAACAACACACCTACAAGGATTGACAGGAACGAACTGTACGTAGACATAGCAATTGAACCAATCAAATCAGTTGAGTTTATCTACATACCGTTGAGAATCAAAAACACAGGAGAAATTGCAAAGTTAGGGAACTAATTTTGAATAAATAGGAGAAACAGATGGCAATATCAACTTTATCAAAATTTACAGTACCACTATCGAACGATCAGAGTTCAGCATCACAAGGCTTATTGATGCCAAAACTACAGTATCGTTTCAGAGCAATCCTGGAAAATTTTGGAGTATCAACACCAAGATCAGAACTAACAAAACAAGTTATTGATATCACAAGACCTAACTTGACTTTCGACAATGTAACACTTGATGTGTACAACTCAAAAGTATACGTTGCAGGTAAACACACTTGGGATCCAATAACAATCACATTGAGAGATGATGTTAACAACTCAGTCACTAAACTGGTTGGTGAACAGATCCAGAAACAGTTTGACTTCTTTGAACAAGCATCAGCGGCATCTGGTATTGACTACAAATTCACAACTAGAATAGAAATGTTAGACGGTGGTAACGGAGCAAGTGCACCAAATGTACTAGAGACATGGGAACTTTACGGTGCATACGTTGAGAATGTTAACTACAACACACTAGCATACGCAACGTCAGATCCAGCAACTATCACTATGTCATTGAGATACGACAACGCAATCCAGACTCCAACAGGAACAGGAATTGGTACAGCAGTTGCAAGAACAGTCGGTACTCTAAGCACAGGTGGTGGAGTGTAATACAAAAAATTAAGTTAGCAATTATAACATCAAAAGCGTCTTTATAGGCGCTTTTTTTGTGGCCATAAATACCTATATGCCAAGCATTAACAACTTCCTAAAAGGTTTCCAGAACGGATTACCGGGTATGAAAGACTACCAACACGCATCTAGATTGTTCATCGACGACAACTACAAGTTGATGCCAAAACAGAAGTTCCTTTTCCACGTGGTGTTCAACACCGACGAAACTTTATTCGAAAGAGGATTCAACTCCAATGAGAGGTACCAACTGAACATGTTGGTCAAACAGTGTGACCTGCCCAAGTACAACATGAGCTACGAAGAGAAGACACAGTACAACAAGAAGATGTACAATGCTACAAGGATAGCGTACGAACCTGTGAACATCACATTCCACGATGACCACGCAGACACGGTCAACGCTTTCTGGAAGAAATACTACGAATACAACATAGCAGATTCCATAGGCATGAACAGTGACCAGACCATATCCAACACAAAAGATGATTACTACCTTTTTGGTGACGCAAGAAAAACCACCAAGTTTGGAATGGACACACCTAGGCAGAGGAGCAAGCCATACCTCAAAGGCATAGAGATTTTCGTTCTACACAAAAAACGTTTCACGTCAATGACACTGGTCAATCCTGTGATAGGATCATTCTCACACGACAACCTAGATGTTGCAGACGGCCAAGGAGTGATGAACAACACCATGCAGATTCTGTATGAGACTGTTATATACAAGGCAGGCATAATCAACAGGAACAACGTGCCGGGCTTTGCAACCATCAACTACGATCAATCGCCAAGTCCATTGAGTATATTAGGTGGTGGAACAAACAGCATATTTGGTCCTGGCGG